TTCATTTTATCTTCACCACCGATACCCCATTCAAACTTCACTCTATCATTATCTTTAAATTTGTCAAGTTCTGGTGTGTTACCTTTGCCTCTGTCACCTCCATTACAGAAAATAACTTCATCTGCAATCTCTAAACATTTCTCAATGGCACCGCAGGCTGATCCCTTATCATCATCAGGCACAGTGATGACAGCATCTACCATTCTTAGATGACGAATAATTTCTGCTCTCTCTTTCCATGACTGAAAGTATTGTCCTTTCTTTTTTGTCAACCATTCTTCAGTATTAATTCCAACAACAAGAAAATCAGAAAAGTCTTTTGCCCTTGCAAAGTATGATATATGTCCACTGTGGATAGGGTCAAATCCACCAGTAACCAAACTCAATTTTTTGTAAAACATTAGATCACCATACCATGAGACTCACGAAGTATTTTTTTATATGGCCCTCCGGGATTTGCATCTCTGGTTTCTTTAATCAACTTTAGTTTTTGATACAACGCAGTGTCACCACCTAAAGTCAGTGACTTTACTATAGTGGCAAGTTCTTTGTCGTTAATAGGTAAATCCATTAGGAAAAAAATAGTTCTAAGTTTACAGTTTTCTCGACATTCCATTCGATTGCATCAAGAATAATCTTAAGTGGTTCTAAGAATGACTTGTCGAATTGTAGATCGTGATCGATATATTTGTCAAGACCAATCTCATGAGGAAAGTCTTGAATGAATGAGATAATATTCTCATGAATGATATTAGGTTTTTTCAAATAACAGAATTTAATCTTCTCACCATTTTGAATGAGTGAATATTTGTTATCTAACTTGTGCTTCTTCACATAATGATTAAACAATAATGCACCCCGTATATGTATAGGAGTTCCCTTTGCATAGATTGTAGAATGAGCTTTGTATTTAACAACATCAGATGCAGTGCGAGGAAAAGCAATCTCTTCTGGTGGCAACTTCTTAAACTCTTTACGACATGTATCAATATAATCAATCATATCATCTTCAGAACCATTCATCATAATCTTCAACGCATCCTTAATCATTTTACGACAAGGTGCGGGAGTAGATGACTTGACTGCCTCAATGCCCATCATCTTGAGTTTAGGTTCTTCATATCTAACACCCTCACTATCCCACACGTTCAAAATATATCTTTTCTTTGCTGTCCATATACCACGATCTGCGATGTTCTCACGCTTCATGAACATCTTCTGATCATAGGCATTTACGTACGAGGCCAACGTTTGGTAAGAACTCTCAATATACTTTTCAAATTCCATCTCACACACCTTATTAAGGAACGACACAATGCTCGTAGCATCCTTTTCTCTGCCTTCGTATACCCTATCGACCAAATCACCCAGATTGAGATAGATACTATCAGTATCACTTGCAATAACATAATCAACATCCTCCGTTTTTAGTATTTTGTTTAGATAAGAGTTCATACGGTTCTCTATCCATCGAATAGAAACCTGACCAGATAAAGTAATTGCTTCCGCGTTTTCTAATTTATAATACCGGAAGTACTGATTACCAATCGCACCATAGGCAGAGTTAAGAGATATCTTCTTTGCCATTTGAATATTATTGCATCTTGCAATTTCTTTTTCCAATGCCTTTGTTGGTGTCTTTTCATAAGCTTTCTTTGCCTCAATCATTTTCTTTTTGAAGACTACACGATCCCCATACATCTTATCCATTAACTCTGGTAAGAATCCCCTTATATCTTTTCGATACATTGCACCATTTGCACAGACAGCATTATCTTTGTACATTTCAAATGTCAGTTCTTGATTAAGTATCTTATCAACGGTGACTGATGGATGCCTTGTTTCAACAAGAGTTTCTGGGGATATATTATACTGCATAATCAAGTGTGGGTATAGACTATTCAAGTCAAAAGAAACAACCCAATCATACTTTCCGGGAATCGGTTCTTTCACATATGCACCTGCATACTTTTCTGCTTTTGATGATCGATTCTTTGGGGGAATTACAATGTTACGTTTCTTGAGATAGTTGTAAATGATCGTATCCCACATTCTTACCTGATAGAACACATCATTGTAGTTCACTTTAGCATCATAAGCCATAGTCAATGCGAGTTCAATCAACTTCATCTTGTCTTCCAGACGGTCAACGAGTTCCACGTCAATGATGTTGTATTCAATAAACTTTTGCCAACCTTTCGTATAGAAATCTTTAAAGGTATCAAACTCAGAGTGGTCAAGTTTCTTTTGTCCAAGTTCTACGCTTGCAATATAATCGAGTCGATATGATTCTTGTGCCTTGTATGTAAACTTCTTATAGAGATCTAAGTAATCAAGTTGAGTCACACCACCAATATCAAATGTAGTATTCTTACGTCCATTAATATAAACTTCTCCTTCAGATACAAGACCCCAAGGTGACATACGTTTCATTATCTTTTCACCGAGAACACGATTGATGCGTTTACAAATATAAGGTATATCATACAATTGTATATTCCAACCAGTGACTACATCAGGAACATCTTGCATCCAGTAATTAATAAATGTGCGAAGTAAATTTTCTTCAGTATTACAACAGTGATAAGTCACATTGTCTTGTTTATTATTAAATGGCTTTACACCCCAAGTAGTGATTTCTTTTGTTGTATAATCCTGTATTGTGATTGCAAGTATTTCTTCAGAGCATGATTCAACATCTGGGAATCCTTGTTCAGATGATACCTCAATATCAAGTGTGACTAATTTGATCTGACTAATATCAAACTTAACTTCATCTTCTGGATACTTATCTGATATGTATTGATAGATGTAGCGATCATTTCCATATATTTCAAATCCTTCCACCTCATCATACTTTTTAAAAAAGTCACGACAATCTCTTACAGTTCCGGGTTTGACAGCATCTACCGGAGTTCCATTTAATGTCTTATATTTTGTTTTCTTTTTTGATCTAACGAAGAGTGTAGGAAAAAACTCATCTCTATGAGCATATCTCTTTCCATTCTCAACACCACGAACCAGAAATTGATTACCAATTAACTGGACATTAGTATAGAATTTCATTTAAGAAGATCTTGATATTTTTCAAGTAAAGTTGGTTTGGGATCAACGAGAGTTAAGATCTTATCTGATGATAACATAAAAACACTTTGATTGGTTGACTCAACTAACCAAGGTGAAAGAGTATTATTTTCCCCTACAATAAATGGTTCAGTTAGTTTGCAATCAGGTTGGCCTATATCAGCACCTATTTCCTCAATTTGAGATACTAATCTTTGTTGATTCGTTAGAACTATCAGTTTGATCGGTGGTTTTTCCATTTAATACATCCTCTTTGTACATTGTTTCGACTTTTTCAATCGGTGTGACCATAGTGACCACCCAATCAGTTGGTAATGGTATATCTTTCTCTTTTGCAAGAGGCATCCATGGATACATTGATATGGAGGTCTCTTTCTTAGACATCTTTGGACTATCAGTTTCTTTTGGAAGCAATTTAATTACACATGCTTTAGTGAGAAAGTAACCAATGACTTTATCATCAGATGACACCATCTCTTTTACATCTGCAATCACATCCTCACCAGATTTTAGTAATAAAATTTTGACTGTCATTTGTTTTTTATTCCAATAACATTATAACATGAAAAAGGGGATCGTCAAGATCCCCAAGTCCATCTCGAACTCAATATATTTAGAGGTAATCTTTACGAGCATGATGCTCTGGAACTATCTTACCAAGATGAATTGAAAGAAGACCATCTTCAAATGTAACTTCTTTAATCTCTACATCATCAGTAAGTTGCCACCCTCTTTGGAATGATCTTTGAGCCATGCCACGATGAACATACTCATTTTCTTTCTTTTCTTCTTTTTTACCTTCGACAATTAGTTTACCGTGCTCCGTGTAAACTTTGACTTCTTTCTTTTTGAATCCTGCGAGTGCAATCTCTAAAGTGGATTCATGGTTATTCTCTTGAATTATGTTGAAATGAGGATAATTGGCATTACTGCTCTCCCAAAAATTCTGTATGGTTCTATCTAAACCAATGCTGTTTGTTGTTATCTTATCAAACAGTTCTGCTAAATCCTTAGCTCTATAAATGTTTGTCATGGTTCTCCTTTAATAAGCGAGTGTGAATTGTGTCCCTTACGGCGACACTACTAATTATAACAGATCATAAAAAAAGGGAGTGGTGATACCCCCAATTTTTATATACGGTTGATACACTCTATACGGTAAACACTAATTAGAAGACTTTCTTCTATTGTTTGTTTTTGATATGTAATTGAGATTATTCACATCAGATGTTCCTCCGTTATGAACTGATTTAAAATGATCTAACTCTTTAAATCTTACAGTTTCTTGGTTTTCTGGTTCTCTGCCATCAAATATATCTCCTGTATATTTCATTTCAGCTTCTAATCTATCACGTTTTGAAATACTTCTTGCATCAGTTGTCACGAGAGTATTATCTTTCAGACACTCATCAATAATTTCATTTAAATCTTTTACAAATAAAAATTGTCTTTGATGTAAATCATTTTTTTCTGAACCACTATGATGAGCAAGAAAAGTTCCTTTTATAGCGTTAGTATTAGACCACTTTATTTCTGATCCTTTACCTGCTTTAGTTAATTCTTCAACTTCCTTTTTGCTAAGTGATTCACCATTTTTTCTAAATGGTTGTATTTGAGTTCGATCAGCTAATTTTTTCTTAACAC